AGTGTGCCAACATTTAAATTGGTATGTGGTACCAGATATATTTTCCCTGTTGAATCATAATCAAGACTGTATGAGCCAGTTGTTCCACCCCCTACTTCTTCCCACACTCCGCTCTTCTGCACATACAGCACCCCATTTTTACTTACCACTGCCCCATTCTGGTAATGGGCTGTATTTGGCAGTTCTGCAAGAGGAAGCACACTCACCGGGATATATGTTCCGGTGGTGTTCAAACTATGAATCACACCAGTTGAATCCTGTACCAACGGGTGGCGGATCAGTGATCCAACCTGATCAATCCGTCTGTTAATTTTCACAACCTCGATCGTTTCCTGGCGGAGATCGTAGAGGGCGGCAAGGTTAGCCAGTATGGTATTGTATTCCGATCCGAATGATGGCATGTTCAACTCCTAATTTCGTTATCAATTTCTTTAATTGGTAATCCCTTTGGGATAAATGGACGGGACTACTCCAGCAGTTGGAATATGCTGTATTCCGCCGTCGGCGGATCGTCCCGTCCTGTTCTACGGTTAATTATCTGTTATTCCCACTCAACAAGAATGACATCTCCCAGCTGCATGGTTGTGGTGCTGCTATCGTAAATCAGCTTCCACTTACCGTCGCCGTATTCTACCTCCAGCGATTCACTGAGCAATGGAATGTATGTACCTGCGTGCTTCACTTTCGCAACAACACTTCCAGGCTCTGCACCCTCGTACGGCTCATGGTCGGTACCGATAAATGTCATCGCAAACTTACTGATTGCGTCAGTACCGGATGGGGTTGCCGGTGTCAAATACGTCACATTCGGGTTCGTGCTCGTCAACACATATGTGTAGTAATTGTCGGCTGTTGACTGCTCACCAGGCACGGACTCTTTCGGAACGGCCAGGCCCTCGGGCTCCCAGGGTTCCGACAAATCACCCCAAGGATTGCCGTCGATGGCATCACGCAATTTCTCGACATACTTACTTCCGGTGATCTTGAGTGTCGACTTTGCTTCGCCCGCGGTCACATCAACTTCAACATTGACCTTAACATCCTTGATGTATGTTTTCATTCCGTCAATGCGCAGCATACACGACTGATTGTTGAACTTCTCAAACTGCAGCATACTGTAATACTGCACACTTCCGATCTCAAAAGAGAAATCATACCCCAGAACATGCTTTGCACCATCGAGCGTGTCGAATATTCTCGGCTTCGCGGAGAATTTGACAGTGCCTTTCTCAATATAACCTGCATTCAGCCATCCGGTAGGTAGGTCCGCCATTGTCTGAATCTGTACATCAGAAACAACAGTCTTCACCAACCGGTTTGTGTTTTTACTTAATTGAATAGCCATTATTATACCTTCCGGTTATTAGTTAATTTAATTTTAAGCCCAATCACAACACCGATCAGCGCCATGATGGCGAGCAAAAACCATACATTTTTCTCAACCCATGATTTGTTCTCCGGCTGCGGCAGATACTCCCGGAGTGTGTCTGTGTCCAGAACCTTAACTGTATCCGGACGGGCATAGAAATAGAATTTTTTCTCCAAAGGATAATATCTCACATCCAGCACCGTATCCTTACCTTTGACTTCGCTGGCTCCAATCAGAGTATCAGAGATCGTTGACACGGGCAATTCCTTCTCAATCACCGGCGGCACCACTGTGATCGTGTCCGTTGTGATCCGTTCAATGTATCGCACCGGTGCGCTGCATCCGGCAAAGAAGAACATCAGTGACAGGATCAGTAATACCACTTTGATCTGCCAGTACGCAACCTTGTCGGCTGTGGCTGTACTGGTAGTTGACCTGTGCCAGAATGCCCTGCCAAGCCACATATTGATTATACCGTCATATACAATCCACCAGAATGCGATGATCACTCCAGCCACCTGCAGCATCTCGTAAAACGGCAGAGCCCATGCTATTCCGCCAAATAAAAACATGAGCATTCGTTCACCCACTTGTGTGCTGTGCCAGTATGCATTGAATTTCAGCATCTTGATTTCAAGTGCTGCGATAATGGACGAAGGTGCCTTATCCTCCTCCAGCTTCTGTTTCTCCCTGCGGAGTATCTGATATTCATATTGCTGGAAAGCATCAGTATATGCCGCCAGGATGATGGTGATTACGCCCGCAAGCAAAGCGATTATAATCATTTCTTTACCTTTCTGTAAATGTTCTTTTCATCGAGGCCTATCTCCTCGCACCATTTTTCAACATCGTAACTTGGGCACGCCTTTGCGGCAAAGTGATAATGCCCGGCGATTTTTAGCCATGGCCACCGTTTAACAAGCCCTTTAACGATCATTTCAAGGGCTTTTTTCTGCGACGGAGTGCGGGTGTCTTTCGGTTTCCCCTTCTTATCCACACCGCCGATGTAGCAAATGTGTATAGACACCTGGTTAAGCCCTACAGCCCCCCATGTCATTTCATGGTTCTCTACAAGATCGTTTTCATTATATGTACGAAGTTCAACAGTGGTACCATCCAGTTCAACTACCTGCGCATAGCCTGGTCTGTCCCATCCCCGGCCGCCCTTAGATACCGGACGCATGTGATAATCTGCCACCTGTTTGGCTTTCATATCCAGCCCCTCAGGCGATGCAGCACAATGCAGGATTCCATATACAATTCGTTTAGCCATTAATCTGATCGATCATTTTTACATATTCAACAGGTACCGTCAGTGTTACGCCATAACACCAAACGCCCTGCTCTTCAAATACAAACTCATCACTGCGCGGGGTAACAATACCGGTACTGAACTGGTTATTGATTACCATCCCACCAAGTGTGCTGGTTATAAAATCGATATACTCATGCGGCAGCATCCCTGATTTGCCTGAGCGGATCAGTGCATATACCGTCACATTCATTATCCTGTTCATCACCACTTCATTCTGTATTCGCTCTTCGCCATACTCAGAATTCTGGTGCAGGATAAGCAAAGCTCCTTTTGCATGGTTCAGTTTATACCCCTCAAGGCTTGATGGCCGGGTAACCTCAACCATATCAGCCTCATCCATCTCCGCTACTGCTGTTGTTAGCTGTGACTCTATCAGGGTTAAAACATCATCAGTAAGCATCAAGCACATCCCGTCCAAAGATTCTGTCGTCATCAGTCTTATTCACCCGTACACCTGCGGATTCGCCTGCGGCAGGCGTACCACTGGTACCAATCGTCACTACACCTTTCTGTATCGCTTCCAGCAGCTTCACCTTGTCACGGTAGATATTTACAATCGATTCAGGCATATCCAGCCTGTGACGGCGCTTATACAGGTTATAGATCGCAATATCAACGCATATCTGTCTGATCAACCCTGGCACTGGGTCAAGAGGTAAAGAATGATGGGCCCTGATATAGCCGTCTATCTCATCACCTGCAGTGGTGATCTGCTGATTGATTCTCACCACGGCAGGGTCATCATCATCTTCCAGATCAACCGTCGTGTTTTCATCATTCACCAGTTGAATCAATAATTCACTGTCAATGTCTGATAATATGTCTGATATTGTTGCGTACAAAGAATGACCTATCATTCGTTTTTCAAAAGAGGTGAGCGGGCAAGGGAAAGGGCATAACCTCACCCGCTCAGTTGTGGTTTGGGTCTATTGAATATCAGGGATGAACTATCATCCCAGTTTCAGACCTTTCAGCCTGGCAACACTGGCATCATTCAGCAACACCATAGTGGTATCAAGCTCAAGCGCATGCTCATAGAAGTTCTCGACCAGTCCAAGGTCTTTCACTTCAACACCCACATTGGTAGCCATTGTAAGGTCAACAGCTTCACCGAAACGAACCGCATAGATACTGGAGCAGTTGCCGCTGCTCGTGCCCTGCGTCTCGGTCTGTGGCAGAATGCGGGCACTGGAAGAATTCAATCCAGGGTTCCGGACTGGGATGCCATTGTAGTATGCCACCTGCTGGCCGAACTGATTCATTTCGAACTTGACTGCATCCCTGGCAATGGCAGACAGGCGGGCAAGTATCAGTTCGTTCATATAGATCACCTGCGCGCCGCCCTGTACCGCCTGAACAAGCCTGTCTATCAGTTCCAGGAATTCCTGCTGGCTCTTGCGGGCTGTGTTATCATTACCCAGCACGATGCTGAATCCGTTATCAGCTGCCGTGATCACCTGACCACTGGGCATGACTGCCAGCAAACCGTCAAACTGGTTTGCACTGGTATCAACATCACCGTTGAAGAACATATCGGTGAAGTTCTTTCCCATATTCCTGGCGAATGCCACCAGCTGGCGTGCACGCTCACTGGCAAGGTTTCCGCCACGCCGTTCATGCGCACGGTCCACTTTTACCAGATCACCAAAAATCTTGATTGATGGGTTTGCATATGTAGGGCTTAGGGTGACACCACTGAAATTGTTATCCAGTGCTCTGAACGCACCACCTGCACCAGTCGCAGACTTCTTGCGGTACTCCGCATTACCAACCATTGGATAAAATTCTGCATGCTCAAGTACCACAGATGACGACATCATGGCTGTGACGACAGTCTGCGTCAACTGGTCTGAAGCTGAGATTTGATTTAATCGCATTGTAACCTCGTTGATTATTATGAATTGTTGATAGCCATTTCAGCCATCTGTGTTAAGTTTGTTGGATCGATCTTTACCGGGTCGTTTGCCGGTGCCGGTGTTTCAGAAAAAAGCAGATGCTTCGGCATAGATTGAATAACCTCGCGCAGCTGCTGAACCGGGTTTGACCCCTCAGCAAACTCCATCCCCGTACTGAGAATGGTGTCATACATTTTCATCAGCGGTTCTTTCAGCTTCGGCACAACTCTGCCGTCACGCATCTGTGAATCAATAAAATCGGCAAACTCTGCACGGGCAGCTGCAGCATGTTCCTGCGCTCGTTCAGCTTTCAGTGCAGCGAGCTCAGATCTAAGGGCTGCAATTACCTGTTCGTTTCCTGCCGGTGGCACTGATTCGGTTTCATTAGGTTTATCTTTCGGTTCTGCCGGTGGCACTGATTCGGTTTCATTAGGTTTGTTTCCCGTGGGATCATCCACCTTGTCGGATGTTTCTTCTGTGGAGTCGGCAGAGAATTCTAATGATTCGCTATCATCGGACTCACTAAATTGAACATCAGCCAACCCCTTAACAGCCGGTGCGGCAGCGCCCAGGAAACCGATGTGCCTCAAGGTACCGTCTTTATTAAGAGCAATGCTCCGCTTTTTGAAAAGCCCCTGATTCACCATCTCAGCGAACTCAGGCACAATCTGTTCAGCATAAGCCAGCAGCTTGTCACCCTCACGCTTCAGCTCCTTCACCCAACCGAATGCAGGATGGTTTAATTTCGGATGGCCTACAACCATGGGGGCTTCATTCTTTGCCGGGTCATAGCTGGAAACGATGGCATCCAGATCACTCTCCGTGTATGTTAGCACTTTCCCATCCAGGGCGGTATGCGTTCCGGTGCGAAAGATTTCAAACCATTTTTTCATTATTATTTCTCTTCGTTTGTTAAAAGCACACCCCAAAAATCCCCTTTATTTATAAGGGTTTCAAAAGAATCATTCAAAAGACTCCGCAGAATATTTATGCCATATTTGCGTATCACAATTATCAGGAATCAAAATGATGGACTTAACCCCCGAGCTGCTGAAGATCATGGCGAATGGCGGGATCACCGTAGTGGTATTCGTGATCTGGTACATCACATTCAAAACCACCAACAAGCAATATCAGGAGATCATCGACCGCCTTTTTCAGCAAATAGAGGCTGACCTCAAGTACAAAGAGCTTCTTACAGGCATTCTTGCACGTCTGGAGACCAAGCTGGATTTGAAGTGCAAACATAGCAGAGGTGAATAATGAGTAGTGAACTTCTCATGGCGAAAGGAAAACTTGCCGATCTGGAACGGCAGATGCAGGATAATGAAATGAGGGCAGAGGCAATGCTGATCCAGATCAGAGAGCTGCTGAACCCATACAGTGAATTCCTTGATCTTGACCTGTCCAAAGTACTGCTCCTCGTGAAAGACTTTAGAGAGATGCAGCTCAGGGCACGCGAAGCACAGAACACGATTGATAAAATCAAATCTTCATTCAACCTGTAAGGTATCACATGAAAAACGCCGCACTGTACGAAGAAGCCAAGCGCATGTATGTTACCGAAGGGATGTCGGTCGATGCAATCGTTGAGCTGCTGCAAAACAAAGTGTCACGCAAAACCATTTACAACTGGAAAGGCGAACACAACTGGGATGAACAGCGCCGGCAATACCTGGGCACCACAGCTGACATTCGGACGGAGTTACTGGAAATAACCAGGAACGCTATCCGTGAGGCAAAGGTATCTCCCACGCCCCATAACATTTATGCCGTGGTTAAAGCCCTCTCTGCCCTCAAGATAATCAGCGCAATTCCAGGCACCGATCCAGCGGATTCATCAGCTGGTGAAGAATCACAAA